ACTTAAATTTAGATTGGATTATTCAAGGTTCTAATAACACAGTAACATCAAACATTAATATTGATGGTGCTACAAACTATATGGATATAGATGGTTCGGACAATGCAGTTACTTATACAGGTACAGGCGTTAATGCTTCAGCAGGTGGCTATTTTTATTTAGACCATACAGGCGGTTCAAGAACTTTTAATATTCAACAACTGAGTACCCAAGACAATGACTGGCTTAAAATTATATCCGTTTCTGGCACTGCTGCTTCTACTGTTTGCGTTATCCAAAACGACCAAGGTACAAGCACAAGCTGTTGATATTGGAGATATATCTGAACTAAATGGTTCAGCACAAATAGTAAGAGACAAACCTTACGAAGCAGATTTAAAGTTTGCAATACAAAGTAATGATGAAGCCATAACAACTGATGGAAGAATGGCTATTACTTTTTTAGATGATTCTATAGTAAAACTAACTGAACATTCACAACTGTTAATAGATGAATATATTTATGACCCTGACCCATCTAAAACAAAAATGGCTCTTACTTTTGGTTTAGGTACAGCTAGATTTATTACAGGCAATCTTAATAAAATAAACAAACAAAATATATCACTTAAAACACCTACTGCAAATATAGCTATTAGAGGAACTGATTTTACAGCTACAGTTGATGAACTAGGGCGTAGCCTTATAATACTTCTACCAGATGCTCTAGGGCTTTCTAGTGGCGAAATAGAGGTAGTTACTGCTATGGGTACTGTTTTACTTAACAAACCTTATGAAGCTACTACAGTAAGTGTATTTGAATCAGCACCATCTAAACCAGTTATATTAGATTTAACACTAGATGTTATAGACAATATGTTAATTGTTACTCCACCTAAAGAAGAAGTTACAATAGAAGAAGAAGCTACAAGTACAAAAACAGATAGTGTTTTAGATTTTAATGATTTAGATATAGATTATTTAGCAGAAGATTTTTTAAAAGAAAATAATTTAGAGTTTACAGAACTTAATATTAATTATCTTGATGTAAATTATTTAGAAGATTTGCTTAATGTTCTTGATGCACTAGCTATTACAGAAGAAGAAGACCAATTAGCACAAGCTACTAGCATACAAATAACAGGAACATTATTAGGTAAAGACCCTGATACTCAAATTACAACATTAATAACTGGTAATGTTATTAGTTTAAGAAGACAAGTAAATGAAAGTGTTAGATTAGATTTAGATGGTGGAACTGCTTACACAGTAATATTTATACAAGATGGCATTTCTAATTTAATAAAAGTTAATGGAGGAAGTGATAGCGTTATTACTATTACTCAAAGTGATTAAATGAAGCGACTATTATTACCTATAGTTATAATACTATCTTTACCATTGTTGTTTCAAACTACACCAACAGAAATATTAAAATTAAAAGTATTTGATTTTTTAATACAAACACCACAAGAATCTGAAAACTTTGTCATACTTAATATAACTGAAGAAGATGTAGAACGAGAAGGTGGTTATCCACTACCAAGACAAAGACTTGCTGAAATACAAATAGATTTAATTAATGAAGGTGCTATAGGTGTAGGCTGGGTTATATCTTTTCCACAAGCAGACAGAATGGGTGGCGATGAAATGTTTGCAACAGCACTTAGTTATGCACCATCTGTTATAGCTATGTTTGAAGATAATAAAGGCAGTTATCCTAAATCTATGGGAACAGTTGTTAAAGGTAATGATGTTAATGGTATAGTATCTTTGGGAGTTAAGGAAAACCTGAACACTCTAAAAAATAATACATTACAGGGTTTAGCCATTGCTCCCACTGAAGTTGACCAGCTTGTAAGAAGAATACCTTTACTTGTAAGCACACCTGATAATGAATGGATACCTAGTTTTGGTACACAAATATATAAAGCTTTATTTAATGTCAAAACTTATATTATAAATACTAATGATAATGGTATATCAGAAATATCTATAAGAGGATTACCACCAGTTAAAACAGACAGCCTTGGTCGTAAATGGATTAGTTGGGTTGATACAACACAAACTGATTTACAAGAAATGAAAGTAGCAGGTAAGTTTGTTTTTGTTGGCGTAACTGCTAACGGAGTCATGCCACAAATAGCAACACCTGTAGGTTTGTTAGAACCACATAAAATACAAACAGCACTTGCAGAGTCTATACTAATACAAGATAGTCCTTATATACCTGATTGGTCATTAGCTGCTGAACTAGTAATGTTTATTGTATTTGTTAGTTTAGTTTGGTTTGCACTTCATTTGTTTGGTATTACTTGGGGTATATCTGTTGCTACAGTTTTAATGTTTATTACTGGTAGTTTGGGTTACTACTTTATAAGTAAAGGTATATTAATAGATGTATCTTGGACTTTAATATCAGAATTTATTACAGGTTCTATAGCTTTTTATTTAAGGTTTAGACAACAATATAAATTAAGACAATTAATTAAAAAACAATTTGAACATTATCTTGACCCTAGACAAGTTAAACAATTACAAGATAATCCAGAGTTACTTAAATTAGGTGGAGAAAGAAAGTATTGCACTTTTCTTTTTACTGATGTGCGTGGCTTTACTTCTTTATCAGAACAATTAGAACCAGAAGAAGTTACTGAAATTATGAACAAAGCTCTTACAATACAAGCTGATGCAGTAAAAGAATATGGTGGTATGGTAGATAAATATATAGGAGATGCAATGATGGCTATATTTAATGCACCTATAGATTTACCAAACCATGAAACCGCTGCTGTATTATGTGCTATAGAAATAAAAGAAAAAATGCAACAAGCAAATTTAAATATTGAAATAGGCATAGGTGTTAATAGTGGAAATGCTGTTATAGGTAATATGGGAAGTAATACTAGGTTTGATTATTCTGCTATAGGAGATGCGGTAAATCTTGCAGCTAGACTAGAAAGCTCAACCAAAGAAGTTGGTGAAGATATTGTTATAGGCTATAGCACCATTAGTAATAAAAACTTTAATAATGAAATAACATTAAAAGAATTAAAAAGTATTTATGTAAAAGGAAAAGAAAAACCAATAAATATATATACTATAAATTAACATGAATAAACTTAAATTAATTATTAAATGGATTATAAAAAAATTTCAAACACGCTATAAAATAACAGTATCTTTTAATAGAGAGTATGGGGATACTGATGACAAAAGTTATATTTCAAAAAAAATACTTACCCAAAAAGAAAAACATTTAAAATTTAGAACGCTTGATAAAAAATTAATTGAATATAGAAGTTCTACAGGACTAAACTATATTATTGAGGAAGACGAATAATGCAACAAGTACTTATAGGAATTATTATAGTATTAGGATTAGGTGGGTATTGGCTATACAACGAAAATGTAACTTTAAAATCTAACAACATTGCTTTAGAAAATGCTATAGCTACACAAGAAGAAGCAATAGAAAGTTTACAAAATGACTTTGAATTACAAACAACACAGTTAAACGAGCTTAGTATTAAAAGCCAAGCGGCACAAAGAGAATTAAATAGATACACACAGTTTATAAAAGACTATGAACTATCTGCAAAAATACTTGCAGACCCAGTAGAAATGGAAAGGAAAATAAATAATGGTACAAAACATATCATGGAAGACATCGAGAAAATCAGCAATGTTGTTGATGACCTTGATGATGGCTTGCAGTTGCAGTCTGATTCCGACTAAACAAATAGAGGTTACAGCAAAACCACTAGATAGGACAATAGTACAACCTGTTATGCCTAGAGAAATAGATTTAAAAGAACCTATGTGGATTGTTGTTACTCCTGATAATTGGGAAGAACAACTAGCTAGAATAGAAAAACAAGAAGGTGAGTTAGTATTTTTAGCTATGACAATACCTGATTACGAAGTCATGGCTTATAATATGCAAGAACTTAAAAGGTATATAAATGAACTTAAAGAAGTTGTTGTGTATTATAGAACAGTTACTACAACTAAAAAGGAGCAGTAGTATGAACATATCAAAAGAAGGTATTAATTTAATTAAAAAATTTGAAGGGTGTGAGCTTGAAGCTTACAAATGTGCAGCAGGAGTATGGACTATAGGTTATGGTTCAACTCATGGTATAGAAAAAGGTATGGAAATATCACAAGAAAGAGCAGATATGTTGTTACTTGAAGATGTAGAAAAGTTTGAAAAAATTGTAAATGATGCTGTTAATGTTTCTTTAGTACAATGTCAGTTTGATGCTTTAGTATCTTGGACTTTTAATCTTGGTGGAGGAAATCTTAATTCTTCAACTATGTTAAAAGTTTTAAATGATAGAAAGTATGATGAAGTACCATCGCAAATAAAAAGATGGAACAAAGCAGCAGGTCAAGTAAAACAAGGTCTTATTAGAAGAAGAGAAGCAGAAGCTTTACTGTTTGAAGGTAAAGAATGGCATGAGGTATAACAATGCCTTTTGCAAAGTTTGTATTTAAACCCGGAATAAATAAAGAAGGAACTAATTATTCTAATGAGAATGGTTGGTTTGATGCAGACAAAATTAGATTTAGAAAAGGCAGACCAGAAAAAATAGGTGGTTGGGAAAAATATTCTA